GATTGGTTTAAGAGTAAGTTCCCAAAGAGATATGAGTATTTAAGAAGTAAAGCAAGGAAATCAAAATGAACTGCATACAATGTGGAAAAGACCTAGGTAAGAAACCAACAAGAAAAACCTGTAACTCTATCTGTCTATCTAAACACAGATCAAACAGCTCAAGAATATCAAACGCTCGTAACCCTCAATCAAGACCCCACAATATACTCTTTAGTCCTAAGCGTCACAAACTAACTCCACAGCAAGAACAAGAAGATAAAGAAATAGAATCTATCTTGAGGGATTATTGACGTGAGTTAAGACGTGATATAATTACGGTACAACAGGAAAGAAACAGGAATGAGTAATCCAAACCCAGAGAACCAGTTTAAGCCAGGACAATCAGGAAACTTAAAGGGAAGACCTAAAAGAGAATGGACTGTAGCAGGACTGATTGAAGAAGCTATGGAAGCAGAAGATGATACAGGTGTGTCATATAAGAAGATAGTTTACGACAAGTTAGTTAGTATGGCTAAAGCAGGAGATATTCAAGCTGTTAAGGAAGTAAACCAGAGACTGGATGGTATGCCTAAACAAACAATAGACGCAACTGTAAAAATACCCGAACCTATTTATGGTGGAAAATCTAAAGAAGAATAACTTTAGCTTTGAAGATACTAAGGCTACACAACGAATCTTCTCTCTAAAAAAGAGAATCAGAGCTGTTTGTGGTGGTACTAGTGCAAGTAAGACAATCTCAATCCTAGTGTGGTTAATAGACTACGCACAATCAACCAAGAATAAGAAGATAGATGTAATGAGCGAATCCTACCCTCACCTAGAGGATGGAGCTATTAAGGATTTTAAGTCGATAATGATTGATAGAGGGTACTGGAAAGATGAGTTATGGAACTCAACCAAGCACACCTATACCTTTGAGACCACTTCAGTAATTAAGTTTATATCTATTGATAAGCTAGGTAAGGCTCATGGTCCACGTAGAGATGTACTCTTTATGAATGAGGCTAACAACATAGACTACTCAATCTATGATCAGCTTGAGGTGAGAACAAAAGAAGTTATTTGGTTAGATTGGAATCCCAGCAGTGAGTTCTGGTACTACGACAAGATTAAAGATGTGGTAGACCATGACTTCATTACACTCACATACCTAGACTGCTACGACGTACTACCCAAGACAATCATCGACTCTATAGAGAGTAAGAAGATCAATAAGAACTGGTGGAAGGTATACGGTCTAGGACAACTAGGAGAGATTGAAGGTAGAATCTATACGGGTTGGAAGATAATAGATGAGATCCCTCATGAGGCTAGACTAGAACGCAGAGGCTTGGACTTTGGCTACTCCATAGATCCTACGGTGGTACTAGATGTGTACAGCTACAACGGTGGGATTATCCTAGACGAATTGATATACCAAAAGGGCTTATCGAACAAAGCAATATCTGATCTACTACTTATAGATGATAAGACAGTCTTAACCATAGCTGATAGTGCAGAACCAAAGAGTATAGATGAGATAGCATCACATGGTGTGCCAATCATAGGAGCAGTAAAGGGTCAGGGTAGTGTTAATCGTGGCATATCTTATTTACAAGACCAACAGATAAGTATTACCTCACGAAGCACAAGGTCTATTAAGGGATATCGTAACTATATGTGGATGACTGATAAGAAAACAGGAAAGATAATACTAACGCCTGATGATAGGGTTCATGAATGGTCTAACCCAATGGATGCGGCAAGATATGGAGTAGAGAGTCTTAAACCAAAAGACGGTGATGCCGCAAAGTTAGCTGTAGTAAGAAACGCACGTGTAATAAGTAAATGGAACTTACGATAATGCCAAACAAGCCCCTAGATAAAGACAATCCATTAAGAGGAAAGATTACAGGTAAATGGTCTAAGTATGGTGGTGCAGTATCAGGACTAAGGAAACAAGCTATACGAGCAGACTGGAGCTGTCAGATGTGTGGACACGAGATACCTATGGAACTTAAACCATTCCTCTTTGAACTATTCCCTGGTGATTTCATTCGTATCTGTAACAGATGCCAAAGAGAAGTAATTGTAAACAAATCAAAGAATACTAGCATTACAATCAAACGAGTCATTAAGATCGTAAGACACACAAGGGATTGATAACCCAACACCTAGTGATGTATACGTAGGGATATGCCAATTTTTAAAGACGATAAGAAATCTAAGAACAAAGAATCCAAAGAAGAACCACTAAGCATACTTGTAGAAGTGAAAGCTCACTACCAAGACTGGACAGACGATAGAGATACTAGGATGACCAGAGAGAACGGTTGGAATGACATCCTTGATGCATTCTTTGGCAGATTACCAGATAACTTCCCATATAACTCACAAGTAGTAGATCCTAGACTAAGGACTACCCTCATTGAAAAGAAAGCTAGGCTTACTAACGGTAAACTACGTGGACGAGTAGTACCACGTGAGGGAACAGACATCATCAAAGCAAGAATACAGAACGCACTCCTAGACTTTCAATGGGATAACGCTATGGACGGTGGATCAATGAACCATAAATGGGGAAACATGGATCAAGATACCAGACTCTTCGCTTCTAGCTTCGGTCTGACTACATGGAAGTATGACGAGGATGAAGACGGCAAACCAATCTTCAATGGCAATGAGTTCAAGACCATAGATGCTAGAGATATTGGAATGGGTGATTGCGATAACATCAGGAATGCTAAATGGGCTCAAGTTAGTGAGTGGCTGAATATGGAAGAACTAGAGTCAGAGAACCAAGTACCAGGCAAACCTAAGTATCCAGGACTACCTGAACTAAAAGAACAAATGTCTTTTGATTCTCAGGACAGAAGAGATAATAACTACGTATCAAGGATTAAAAGCCTTAAAGGTCTAACTGATAGACTAGGTGAAGACAAATCATTTCCTGTTCTTGAGGTAGTAACTGAATACAGAGTAGATAGATGGATTACATTCTCACCTAAACACAGTGTAGTACTTAGAGATATAGATAACCCATACGATCACGGCAAGATTCCACTAGTACAGTTGAAATACTTCCCACTATCAGACGATCCCTGGGGAGAGTCAGAGGTTGAGAGCGTTCTTCCACTATGGAGAGCTATCCAATACACACTTAACGGCTACCTAGACACAATGAACATACACATGAAACCACCTCTCAAGATTGTTGAGGGTCAAGTTCGTATGGAAACGATTGAGTATGGACCAGAAGCTACATGGATTGTTAATTCACTAGATGCTATCGAAGAACATCAAGGCACAGGTGAACCACTCCAATACTTTCAAACTACATATAGTTCCCTAGTATCAGCATTTAACACAGCTATGGGTGATTCATCCCAAGGTGTAGGTGGAGTAGACCCTTTTAACCCAGATAAGACAGCTACAGAGGTTAAGAAGATGGATAAACAACAGAACGTAAGAGATCAAGACAACCAGAATGCATTGTCAGACGCTATCCAAGACATGATGCTAATGTGGATTAGTAATAACAAACAGTTCTTATTCGCTAATGAGGATATGCATGAGTACCTAATGAAGATCGTAGGAGAGAAAGAGTTTGCATTCTTTAAGAGATCAGGACTTGATGAAGAGATCCTAGACGCTGGTTCAGCTCAAACTATAGCTGATGCTATCCAACAACAAGGCGGTGATATAAGCGATCTGCAACTGCAGGAACTAACAAACGCTGGTACTACACCACGTTTCCCTGTAGTAGAGAATCCTAATGAGACAGATCCAGAGAAGATTAGTATCAAACCTAAGATGCGATTAGACGAGACAGGAACAGAAGCAGAGATAAGCATGATCCCAGACGATCTTAATGGAGTAGTAAACTATATTCCCGATGTTAAAAGTATGGCTAGTGGAGCAGACGCAGACTTCAGAGAAGCAAGAAAACAAGCAACAGAGTTAGTATTCAATAATCCTGCTGTGATACAATTACTACAAGCAGAAGGAAAGAGACCGAATGCCACAGAAATCATCAAGGAAATATTTGAAGAGTCAGGTACAAGAGACGCAGATAGATTCTTCACCAACATTGATGCTGCTGAGCAAGGAGCTCTCTCACCAGATGGCTCTCAACAGGGTCTACAACAGCCAGGACTTCAAGGACCACCTACTGCCCCACCTATCCCAGGACAACAAGTGGCTTGATCCCCAACAGTATGATGATGATAAAGCGTTCCAACGTGCATATAATGTATCGTGGGCTAAGGCTCAGGTATCACAAGAGATCATCAACCTCTTATCGGGAGCAGAACAACGAAGCCTAGATATTCAGAAAAGAATAAACAAGGATAAAGATGGCAAGAAACCTACCACCACTAAAAGACGTTGATCCTGATATAGAAAAATACGGTCAAGAATATACTACAGAACTTAACTTCCCTAAATGTAAACATGAACTCTATCCAGTATCCTCTACTGAAGCTAGATGTAAGAAATGCCCAGTAGGCTATACAGGTCATAACATCCTCGCTCTTATAAACGCCTCAAAGACTTGATAACCTCCATTTAACGTGTGTATAACACAAAACTAACTCGGATCTACTGCTAAGATCTAAAACAAAGCACTTACAAAATCGAGTAGAGAGGATTTCTCATGCCTGAAGAAATCAAAGACGGACAAGAAGAACAACCCTTAGAGGAAGTTCAAGGTGAGGAACAACAACCAGAGGAAGTGTCCACCTCAGAGAAACCAACAGAAGACCCTCAAGGTGTCGAGGGCGAACTACCTGAAGATGCGAAAGATCGCACCAAGGAACAGTTCGAAAAACTTAAGGAGCATAATAAGCAACTTAAGCAAGAGAATGAAAAACTGAAAGGGACTTCTCAACCCATTCCTTCTGTACTAGACTTTCTGTCTGAACCTGCACCACCTGTACCACAGTATGTAAAGGATAAATATGCTACACCAGTAGCAGTCCCTACAGCCTTGAACCAGACGCAGACTCAACCTCAACCAACACCTCAACTGGTTAATGAAGACGGATATGTCAATGCTGATGTATTAAAGAGCCAGCTTGATCAAGCTAGAATAGCTAGAGAGAAAGCTGAAGATGCTGAGAGACGGGCAAAGGAATCTGAATATAGAATAGCTAAGTTTGAGCAAGACGCTGAAACTAAAGCACTTTATAGAGATTACCCTGAACTAGACCCGATGTCAGAGTCATTTAACAAGGATGCTTACGACCTAGTTCGTAATGAACTAACCGCACAAATAGTCAACTCAGGCAAAAGAGACGCAATTGGTGCAGCAAGCAAACTTAGTAAATACTTTAGAACAACTCAACCATCTAATCAAAAAGTTGTCGAGCAAAGACAACAAGTATCAGCATCAAGCAAAACTTCTATGCGTGAATCTGGTGATAGCTTAGACGAGCTAAAAGCTAGAAACGATGACTCAGCAATAGCTGAACGACTCAAACGCTTAGGAATGTAATAACATAATAATAAAGGAAATATGGCATTCGGTAAACAATATGCTAACGCTACAGATAAGGTTGATTCACTTCTATCTATTCTGAAAGACGTTAGTCCAAATACCGATAACTACTTTACTACGAATCTTGGTGTTTCTGGAGCTGCAACTAATGCACTTCATGAATGGGGTGTGTACAACACAGCTCGACCAACTTCCGTAACTGGTGTTATCGAAGGAGCAGACGCTACATATAGCGATCTGACATCTCCTGAACGTACTAATAACTACACTGTTATCTTAGATGAGACTGTCCAACTCTCTGATACTGCTAAAGGAATGTCCACCATCACAGGTGAAGATCCTATGGCTTTTCAGAAAGACAGGGCTTTAAAACGTCTTAAGGCTAAGATGGAGTTTGTCACTGTGAACGGTGATGTTGTAGCTCGAGCATCTGGTGTTGCTAGTGGAATGAATGGGTTTGACTCCATGATCTCTACCAATGTAACATTTAGATCTTCAGGTACTTCATTTACTGAAGCAGAACTAAATGACATGATGCAAGATTCATACGACGAAGTGTCTATGGAATACATTGCTGACATCCTAGTGTGTCCTATGATAATCAAGAGACGAATCTCAGGATTTACCTCTAATTTGACTAGAAACATTGATGCGAATGATAAGAAACTGAACAACGAGATTCGAGTCTATGACTCAAGTGTCGGACAAACAGTTAAGATCATTCCTCACAAAGATGTTCGTGCAGTTAATCTTTCAGATACACTTGGTAATGCATTGTCTGTCTACGCTCTTCGAGAAGAGACATACAAACACGCATTCTTAGTAGGCGGTGAACCTAAATGGCAAGAGCTTGCTCGAGTCGGTCACTCCGAAAGAGGTATGTATAAAACTGAACTCACACTCGTTTCACACGCACAGCGTGCTAGCGTTAAGAGGACAGGATTCATGAATACTCTCTAATAGTTAGTCACTATTCAATAAGACGCCCCTTAATTGGGGCGTTTTTGGTGTGCTATAATTACCTATGTCTTTATTGCCTGAAGAAATCACCGTAGACGGAGATGTCTACGATACTGTTCAAGATGAAACTAGAGTCCTAGTCTCTTACCTCATGAACATGAGAAATAGACTCGGTATATCAGACGAAACAGAACTCTCAGGTACTCAAGATACAGCCTCACACTCCAACCAAGTTATAAGAAAATACGCAGTAGAAGTATTCAAAGTATGGGCTTCCACTTACCCTCATGAACACGCATTATTTATCAAAGATACAGAGTTTGATCTTGAAAACGAACGACCTGTAAAGGAAGCTGTAAAGGCTGGTGGTTACTTCCCCCTAGCTTATCCAACACGACTAGAACAAATGTATAAAATCCTGATGCCAGGTATTAAGATCCAAGACAAACGCTTCTGGATTCCCCTCCTTAAACAAATCCCACAACTAAAGCGTACTAATTATTTACGGTAGGATATTATGCGTATAGCTTTTTGTGCGATCATAAAAGACAACTCAGAGGCAGATAAGCTAAAGAGTTTACTTAAATCAGTAGTTCCTTATGTAGATTCAATACATATTACTGCTAACGGTAAAGAAACAGACGAAATTGAGGCTATCACAGCCTCTACCAGAGATAAATACCCCTATAAGACAGTAGATTACAGCTATTTAGAGTGGAAGAAAGACTTTAGCGAGCAAAGAAACTTCAACTTCAGTAAAGTTCCAAAGAAAACAGACTATATCCTATGGTTAGACACAGATGATGTACTCGTTGGTGGTGAATACTTACGACCACTAGCTGAAAAGGCTAAGAGAAACGGTAAAGACATCTTATTCCTTAAATACTGGTACGGTTGTGAGTTTACCGGTGAACCATCACTAGAAACCCTAAAGGATGTAGACATCGAACACTACAGAGAACGACTCATCCGTCCAGGTGTCATTACTTGGAAGGGTAGACTACATGAAACACCAGTACCCGTTACTGGACAGAAAGATAACTACACCAAAGTTCCATATCATAAAGAGAAGAACCCTATCGCAATAATGCATACCGCATCTATGCAGGATTCAATGGAGAAACTAGATAGAAACAAAGAAATACTAGAACTACAACTGGATGAAGAAGGAGAGACTAGAGACCCACGTACTATCCTCTACCTAATGAAGATATACGCTGAGATAGGTGATGATACAGTCTTAAAGAAATGTATTGAGATGGGTAAGGAGTATCTACAGAAATCTGGATGGGATGAAGAGAGAGCTACAGCTAATGATCTAATGGCTATCTGTTCAACCAAACTAGGTGACTTCAGCAGTGCCGTTAAGTATCTACATAGTGCTATTGAGGAGTACCCATACCAAACACTCCATTATATACGTCTAGCTATGTCGTACTTCAACCTAGGTAAGTATAAAGAATCAAAACACTGGATAGACGTTGCAAGTCAGATGGACTTAGACGATAACACTGCAGGAATAAGAAACCTTAAAGAGATTAAAGTTCTATTCGCTCAGATGATGGTCAAGATTAGATACAACGTGAATAAAGATATTCCAGGTGCAGTAGAAGCAGCCAAAGCATTATTTAGAGAACAACCACTTAAAGAGAACGAAGAAAACCTACACTTCTTAATGGATCTAAACGATCTCTACGATGCATCAGAGAAAGCTAAAGGACTACTAGACTATCTCACGGGTATAGGAAGTAAGAATACAATCGGTGTACTCGATCAACTACCAGAGGCTATATCAGAACAACCCTGGGCTATTCAAATACGAAAAGAGAATACTAGATCAAGGATATGGGAAGATAAAGAGATCTGCTACTTCGCTAACTTCGGGAGTAAACACTTTGAGAAATGGGACGGCAACTCTCTAGCTAAAGGGATAGGTGGTTCTGAAACAGCAGTCATCAGTCTCTCAGAGAAATGGACTAAACTAGGATACAAGGTTACAGTTTACGGTGATCCTAAAAAACCATGTACTATCAACGGAGTTAAGTACCTACCTTGGTTCTACTACAACAAATCAGATAAGTTCAATATCTTCATTCAATGGAGAAACGCAATACTCGCTCCTGTTACTAAAGCTAATAAGTTCTATGTAGATCTACATGATGTAGTAGCGCAAGTAGATTACTCAGAAGAGATCATGGACGGTGTAGACGGTATCTTCTTCAAGAGCCAGTACCACAGAGATATGCTACCTGACTTACCAGAGGACAAAGCAATTATAGTAGGAAACGGAATATGAAACATCACAAACTCTTCTGGGGTTCAAGCTACGATAGAGGCTTAGATATTCTTCTCCTTATGTGGAGTGATATTAAGAAAGCACACCCAGACGCTACACTCGACATAGCTTATGGATGGGATCTTTACGACTTAGAAGCAGTAAACAATAAAGAACGTCAGGAATGGAAGAAAGAAGTAGATGGGATGATGAACCAACCGGGGATCACTCATCACGGTAGAGTAGGTAAAGAGAAACTACGTACGCTTAGACAGGAATGTGGTATCTGGGCTTACCCCACCTATTTTACGGAAATCTTCTGTATTACTTCAGTAGAGGCTCAAAATGACGGGTTAGTACCAGTTACTATGTCTATAGGTGCATTGAAAGAAACAGCTAAGACAGGCATCCTAATAGACCAGAGCATATACACTAAAGAAGGACAAGATGAGTTTAAGGATAAACTAATAAACTTAATGGGTGATAAGAAAGAATGGAAACGCTTATCAAATAAATGTAAGAAGTTCGCTAAGAAATACTCATGGGATATTCAGTCTAGTAAATGGGATACACAATTCAACACTAAACCTGTAGACGGTAAGATCACTGTCTATACTCCAACAATTAGAGACGGCTTCTGGAACTTAATGGCGGCTAATATATCAGATCAGACACACAAGAACATAGAATGGATTATTGTAGACGGTCAAGAAGTATCAAGAGAGGAAACAGCTAAGAAATATGCAAAGAAATACAACATCGACATCAAATACATCCATCAAGGGAGTACAAATCGTACTTATGGTCTTTGCAACGCTAATAACCTTGCTATATCTAATGCTACTGGCGAGCTTTTTGTCTTTCTTCAAGACTTTGTTCTCTTAACTCCAACATCACTAGAGGAATTACTCAACGTAAGTAGGAAACATCCAGGAGACTTCATAGCTCCAGTTGATATGTACTTTTCCCCACTCGTAAAACCCAATGTGAATAACAAAGAGGATTGGTTTGATGGATCAACTAATGTAGTTGGTAAGTTCATGCGAAGAAACATACGAATACAAAACAAAGGAGTAAGACCTGCAGAGAAGATTACAGACTTTGAACAGAACTACGGAGCTGTACCACTTAAAACACTTCAACATCTTAACGGGTACTGGGAGTTCTTTGATGAAGCACTAGGCTGGGATGACACAGAGATCATCTACAGGGCTCAAGCACTTGGATACAGTTGCTGGATAGACGATACCAACCAATGTATCTGTATCGATCACATGGAAACACTAGGTAATAACGAAGCTGGTACAAGCGTGAACAGAACAAGAAGACTAAACGATCCTAGATTTATATGGATGCGTACCCAAATGGAAAAAGGAAACTTACCTACTATCAGAGACGAAGAGATAGAAAAGAAGATTGATCTACAATACGAGATCCCTAAAGAAATATCTGATGAAGACTGTGTCAAATGGATGCGTGATAATACCAAGGCTATAGTACCTAGTTGGGGAGATCTGTGAAGATAAAAACTAATTGTTCTATTGATGCTGGTCCAGGTGGAAGTTCCGCCTGGTATCTTACTAAAGCATTCCAGGATCTAGGACATGAAATAGTTACAGGGGATGAAGCTGATCTAGTAATAAACATAGACGGCTGGGATCACGTTGATAGATTGTTTGGTGTACCATACTTTTTCTGGGATACAGATAGCTTTATACATGAACCAACACTGGAGACACTAGCTTTTGATAAGTTATTCATAGGAGGAAGCCCAGAAGATTTAGAGAAGTATCCAGAGGGTACTATATTCCTACCTCATGCCTTTGATGAGGAAGTACACACAGAACAAGACGTAGAAAAGAAATACGACGTGTGTATGATCGGTAGAATTGATGATACTTACGTTGAAAGAAACAGAGTATTAAGATTGATTGAGGATGAGTTTACATTATTATACGGTCAAGCAGAGTTTGGTATTCCATACTCTAAGGCTATGAGTAAGAGCAGGGTTATATTCAACCAGTCTTTAGGGAAGAAGAACATACCGATGAGATTCTTTGAGGGAATGGCAATAGGATGTCTGTTTGAGAACTACAACGATAACTTAGATGATCTAGCTACTCCATTCATACACTACGTACCATATACAGACGATAGAGATTTAATGATAAAATTGTATTACTACGTTAATCATCCTAAAGAGGTTGATCTAATTAAGAAACAAGCAAGAGAACACGCTCTACAAAACCATACTTATAAACATAGAGCAGGGAAGATACTACAATATGTCTAGAACGACTACCTTGACAAGCACTGGGCTATTAGGATAAGATAGTAATATGATTAACCCAATAGAAGTACCCTGTGAAGATTGTCCAAATATTAGAATTGTTAAAGCAAATGGAATGTTGTCAGAAAGTTATATTAAGAAGAATCCAGTCTGTAGATCTTGTGGAGCTAAAAGAGTTAAAGATAAAATAAGTAAGGGATGGTTTAAAAAGGGTGTAAGTTCTTGGAATAAGGGGAAAACTAAAGATTTTAAGGAATGTTCCAGTGATCTTAGCTCTCTACATAAATGGATAAATAGAAACTGGAACAAACCAGATAAATGTGAAAAGTGTAAGAGTAACAATAATATAGAGTGGGCAAATAAAAGTCATAAATATTTACGACTTAAAGAAGATTGGTTTGCTTTATGTAAAAAATGTCATAATAAATATGATTATGAAAAATTTAATATAAGAAAGAAATTTTATGAGTAAGATAGTTTGTACAGGTCATACAGGATTACTCGGCAGTAACCTACTCAATAGATTGGTTAAAGAAGGTCACGAAGTAATGGGGATGTCCCTTGAGACTGGTAACGATCTAAGAGACGAGGAAAGAACTCAGACAGAGATAGTTAATTTCAAACCAGAGATAGTCTTTCACTTAGCAGCCTTCGCAGCAGAAGCTAGGGGACAAGTATCTCCTGTAGATATGACACAGAGAAATGTAGGTATATTCGTCAATGTACTAAAGGCTTCAATCAATGCAGGAGTTAAAAAGTTCATCTATACCTCGAGTGTAGCAGTCTACGGTGAAGCTAACGTACCCTACAAAGAAGATGGTCCTACTATCCCAAAGGATGTGTACGGAGTAAACAAGTTAGCAAGCGAGCAGATCCTTAAGATAATGTCAGACGTGTACGGATTCGAGTATGTTATCTTTAGACCTCACAACATCTATGGACCAGGACAAGCAATGAACGATCCATACAAGAACGTAGTCGCACTGTTTATGAGAAAACTAATGGAGGGTGAACCCTACACGCTCTTTGGTGAAGGTAAGATGGAGAGAGCATTCTCATACGTAGAGGATGTAGTCGATGTAATGATCCAGTCAATGAAGCTAAAGAATATCACAATGAATGTAGGATCAGATGAAACAATGTCTATAAAAGAACTGTCAGATATTCTACAAACTGTAACTAAGTTATCTGTACCTGTAGAGATGAAACCTGCACGACCTAAAGAGATCACACGCTTCTTAGCAGATCATAGTACCCAAGATAGTCTGGTGAACTATAAGAACACACCACTCTTAAAGGGACTTAAGAAAACATGGACGTTCATAAAAAAAAAGAAACTAGAAAAAGTAATAACTATCGAAAAGGAGATAAATGTTTGAAGATGATGGAAGAATAAAACCAGGAGAACATCATAGTATTAAAACTGAGTTTAAATCTGGAACTCCAAAAGAAAAACATCCTAGATGGAATGGTGGAAAACCAAAGTGTTCTGTCTGTAATAAAGAAATAACCAGGGGTGCAAAAAAGTGTAATGCTCATGCAAATATTGGTAAAAATAAAGGTAAAAAAAGACCAAAGTTAGCAGGAAGTAATAGTCATTTATGGAAAGGTGGGATAACTCCAGAGAATATGAAAATAAGACAATCTATCGAATACAAAGAGTGGCGAGAAAAAGTTTTTAAAAGAGATAGTTATTCCTGCCAATGGTGCGGTGATAATTCTGGTGGCAATCTACAAGCCGACCATATTAAACCTTTTGCATATTTTCCAGAATTAAGATTTGAATTATCTAATGGTAGAACTCTTTGTGAAAGATGTCACTTATTCACAGCTACTTATTTGGAAAAAGCAAAATATTGGTATGACAAAAAACCAGTAAAATTTATTGAAAAAGAATCTAGGATTGCTTACGGAGGTGCGATCATAGGTCCAGAGGAAGTTGATTCCATAATGAGTATCATTCTTTCACAAGGTGGGAAGAGATGGACAGTAGGTCCTCAATCAATAGCCTTTGAAGAAGAACTAGCACAAAAGACTGGAGTAAAGCGAGCTGTAGTGGTCAATTCAGGCTCTTCAGCACTTCTTGTAGCACTTACAGCACTTAAACTTCCTAAAGGATCTATAGTACTTATCCCTGCTCTTAACTTCCCAACAGCTTACAATACAATCATTCAATGTGGTTTAGTTCCTTACGTAGTAGATATAGATAAAGATACTCTCCTAATGGATTTAGAAGAGGTCAAGAAAGCAGTACAACATGAAAAAATCAGTGCTGTTATTGCGGTTAATATTGCTTCTAATCCCGTTGATGTTGATGGTTTACGTAACACACTTTCCCTTGGGACAAGTATCATACTGGATAATTGCGATGGGTTTGGTACTTTGGTCGATGGTAGCTTTGTGGAAACAAAAGCTGACATAGCTTGTGTTTCATTCCATGCAGCTCATATCATAACTATGGGTGAAGGTGGAGCGTGTCTAACAGACAATGAAGAACTAGCGGATACCATGAAGAAACTCAGAGAATGGGGTCGTGCAGATGGTACAGATGAACTATATAAATATGAGGGTCTTCCATCTGATTACAGATCACGATACGTATACGAGGAGATTGGTTACAACCTAAAACCTTTAGAACTTCAATGTGCTATGGGTAGAGTACAACTTAAGAAACTAGAAGACTTTAGAGAGAAGAGAATGCAGAACGCTCTAATGTTAAAGGCAAGACTCAGCCAATACAAAGAACTAGAAATGATTGAGAACGATGAGAGAGCAGATGTATGCTGGTTCTCATTCCCTTTACTAGCTAAAGGTAGACGTGGTGAGCTTATGGATTGTCTTGAAAAGAACAACATAGAATGTAGAACTATCTTCTCTGGAAATATCTTAAAGCATCCAGCTTATAAAGACGTAGAGTATATAGCTCATGGAGAAATGAAGAACGCAGACTACGTAATGGAACATGGATTGTTCTTATCGGTTCATCCTAGTATCACTATAGAAATGATTGATTTTATTGATAAAGTAGTAGGACATTTCTTTGGAGGATATAAATACTCTCAACCAGAAGACGCATATTATGACCGTACTGTATAGAATAACCTCAATCCCTAGTACAAATCCTAGTCCAATACACCAGGATGATAAAGATACTCTTAACGAGGTCTGTCTTAGATCGTTCCTCAGAGCTTTCTGGAAAGTATCACCAAAGATAATCTTCTTGGCAGACAACTGTAGTCCAGATTGTATTGATATGATTAAGAGAGTTAGTGCTCAAAGAGACTTTGAGATTAAAGTTAGTCAGTCAGATATAAACAATACAATGCTTATCTCATACCTAATAGCAAAAGATTTAGATGATGAGGTTCTATTCCAGGAATGTGATTACGTATGGAAACCTAACTCTGGAAAAGTATTCGAGAGTGCTGTAAAGGAACTAGGACTCGTATCTCCTTACGACCACGCTAATTTCTATAGTGGTAGTGAACTACACTCAGATTCCTGTCTAATCAAACTTGTTGATGAACACCACTTTAGATCAACTGAGAGAAATACAATGACCTGGGGATGTCACTCCTCACTGGTAAAAGAAAACATTGATATACTAAACAAACATGGATACTTAGATGGTCAAGTATGGTATGACTTACACAGTAGAGGACACAACTTATATGTTCCTATCCCATCTCTAGCTACTCACATGGTAAAGGACTATATAGCACCTGGGTTTGATTGGAAAGCAATATGCCAAAATATTCTATAATTCTAGCCACTCTAGTTAGAAAGAAACACCATATCCCCATGGTTGAGAAGTGTATCGAACACATAAAGACCTACTCAAAAGACTACGAACTAATCATAGTAGACGATCATTCAACGTATCACTCAGAATACTTAAAAAAAGTAGCGGATATTTATATCAGACACGAAGATGTAAACAAAGGATGTGCAGTTAGTTGGAATGATGGACTCAGAGCCGCTACTGGAGATCATCTAGTAGTTATATCTGATGATGTATTTGTTAATGAGGGATGGTTGGAGTGTATGAAGAACGCACTTGATCTATTCCCTAACTCACTAGCCTCTATGCCAGCAGTTACTCATATGCCCTCTGGATTAAAACCAGAAGAGATTAGAGAGTGGATTCCTGCTTGTTGCTTTATGATTACCCCAAGAACAATAGATACAGTCGGTTACTTTGATGAGAGATTCCATCCCTACAACTATGAAGATGTAGATTACTGGACTCGTATATTCCAATCAGGTCATACTATATCAAGGGACTACTCTGTTCAGGTAAAACACGAAGAGGGACAAGTAATTCATAGTTTCAAAGACAATGGCGTTGTAGATAAGAAGAATAGAAAGCGTTATTTAGATAAATGGGGCTTCGATCCTATACCAATCCTATATCACGGTACAGAGAAATTCCCCTGGGAAGATTAAATGGATATAAAAATAATTGGAACAGAACCTAGTCTTACTGATATGGAGAAGATTGAGAGAGAAAACGAGAAATCATTACCTCAACAAGTCTTAGATGGAGATAACGAGGGAGAGATCAACCACATAGCAGTCAAGCAAGTACTCGATATTCAGTCAAGTGATGGAAGTTATGACGAAGATATAGGTATCCTAGTGGAATGGGCTAAAGGACAAGTAGATGATAGTGATCCAGTGAACCTTAAATGGGCTATTAGAGATCTTAGGATGAGAATAGGCACTCCAAGTTTCGGTGATTCTATTAAACACCTATCCAGATTCGCTTACTTAGACTTAGAGGAAAAGAAAATAAAAGAAGAGAAACGCACTTTTGTTTAGATAGGTTGATAACCTAGTATTCCATGTTGTAGAGTTTCAAGTATGTCGAGAACTCTTCAATCTATCTTAATCGATTCTAATTCATATCTTGATCTTGTGGCAGCACTTCCAACTGGAGACGATCTAGGTGTACGTGTGAACTACGCTCAACAAGCAGTAAGAGAATGGGCTGATTCATATAGATGGAAGTCCCTATCTACCCCCCTAAGTGTATTCGTTACTTCAGCTACAGTCCCACTACCAAGTAATCTAAAAGAACTAGAGACAATCCTCACAGATCAATCTGGTAATCAATACCCTGAGATACTACCTGGAGATAACATCTACAAAGACAGTTCAGATAAATACGCATACGTTCTAGGTAATGAATCACAGGGGTTTGAACTCACAGTAAACGGTTTGCCTTCAAGTAGAGTAAGTCTTAGTGGTTTCTTCCAAAGAAGCCCCTCTAACATGGCTACACTCTCAGATATATGTGAAGTCCCAGACGATATGTATGTTGTTCAAAAAGTTATTTCATTAGTATTACAATCGAGATCAGACGAAAGATTCCCTACTGTAGAGGCAGATGCCCAAAGAAGACTCAGTAACATGATAGGCAGAGACATGGTACAAACGCCAGGTGGAGATATTAAGATGCGAAGGGTTGGTGCAGCTACGTGGCGTATTGGTAGATCAAGAGGATAAACCAATGGAGAAACATACTTGTAAATTTTGCCAAAAATATTTTTTAGAATATGCTAGTAAGAATCCTAAGTACTGTAGCAAAAAGTGTTTTTATAGTAGTGACGCTAAATCGCATTTAAGAAAAACAAAACCAAACTCTATTTGTAAAATTTGTGGAGTTTATTTTAGAGTTAAGCCATCTTGGGTTAAAGATAGAAAGCATTGCTCTAAAAAGTGTTCTTCTAAGGCTTTATCATTATTAAAAATTGGTAAAAAACCCCCATACATGAATGACATAGAGAAGAAGAGAGAAGCAATTAAAAAAATGTCAAAATCGCTTACTGGACGAACAAGTCCAAGAAAAGGAGCGACTCTTTCTTATGAAACTAGAAAAAAGATATCGATTGCTAATAAAAATAGTAATTCTGAGTGGAATGGTTTTGTAAAGGATAATAACACACTAGAGAGAGAGAAATTTAGAAGAGACATGCAGAAAACCATATTTGAGAGAGATAGTTATACTTGTCAGATGTGTGATACAAGGGGAGGATCGTTACAAGTAGACCACATACAACCTTGGTCTGAATATGTCTGTTTAAGATTTAGTGCTGATAATTGTAGAACCCTTTGTATGAGTTGTCACTACTTTATTACTTTTGGAAAAAAGAAACCAGAACATATAGTTTGGGGTCATAACCTGAAACACAGGAGTATTAAATCATGAGTCCAATTATTGCTAAAAGAACTCCTGCTTTCAAAAAGAGAAAAGATGCTACTGCTGAATGGGAAACATTCAAAAAAGGATTAAACTTACTCCTAAGACCTACTGAATTAGATAGAGATGAACTAGCAAAGGCAGATGATGTAATGCTAACTGGTTCTGGTGTTGTCACTGGACGATGGGGAACAGATAACTACTTCACAGTAAACGCAACTGGTTCTATTCGAGGATTCGGTACACACAAGAATACAAAGACTGGCTTAAACGAGATCTTCAGTCTCTCAGATGAAGGATTCCTAGCTAAGAAGAGTGGTATATCATCCACAGTCTTACAGGGTCAATCATACCCATCTGGTTCTATATTCAGAGCAGAACAACTTGGAGGAATAACTTATATTGTTTCCAAAGACGTTCCTATGACTTCTTATACAGGAACTACTCTATCGGTATTCGCTACTCTCTCAGCACCAACTGGCGTATCAGCAACTAACTTCTCAGGAGCTTCAGGCTCATCTACTTACTCATGGAGAATTACAACTCTCTCAGATAATGGTGGAGAAACAACCGGAAGCACAGCAGCAGAACTTCCAGAACTACCTCAAGATTTAACCGATACAGAGATTAGAATACAATGGACACTAGCTACAGGTAATATCGCTGGATACCAGATATACAGAGGTATCCCAGCAGATGAAACATTCCTTGCAGCGGTTGGACCAAGTACTAGTAACTACGTTGATAGAGGAACACCAGCTAGTGAAACAATCCTCTCTCCTCTTACAAATACCACCGGTGGTGTTAAGAGTCCATTTATAACTAAGTTCAGAGACAGATTACTAGCGGTAGATGCAAACGATCCAAACAAATTACTTATCTCTGGAAGATTCCCAAAACAATACTCATTTAACTACCTAGATGGTGGTGGTTATATATATATTGATCCTGATTCTGGTGAAGATATTACAGGAATAGGTGTACAGCCAGGAACAGATAAAATAATCGTATACAAAGACTCATCTCACTATGCCGTTGAACTTACTACTGTTTCTATCGGGAACTTCTTACTACTTGATCCTACATATCAACCTATTTCTAATTTAATAGGGGCATCTAGTCAGGACACGATACATACAGTCGAAAATGACACCTTCTACTTCGGTAGAAAAGGTCTTTATGTAACGGGGTTTGAGCCTAACTTCCTGAACGTCATACGTACTAACGAGGTTAGTGCAAAGATGCGACCATACCTAGACTTACTTAATGATAACGATTACAAAACAGCCGCAGCATTCTACGTAGATAAGAAATATATCCTCTCATTCCCTAAAAGAAAAGAAATGATTGTCTATGATAGAGAACGAGGATCATGGACAGGACCTTGGAAAACCCCTTACGGTATCTCTAAGATGACTAGTTACACAGACGGTACTGGAACAGAGCGATGGGTGATCGGTTCTTCAAACGATAACAATACTTATACATTCGAGCCATCACTTAACACTGATACTGGTACTGCTATTCAGAAGATCGTTAGAACAAATAAAGAAACGTTCGGAGAATGGTCACTACTAAAAATCGTTAAGTTATTCTATTCACTCTTTAGGGCTATTAAAGGAACTGTAACAGTAAATATAATCGCAGAACTCAGAGACGGATCTACCACAACTATAAAATCATTCACCATTAGTGGATCGGGTGTGTCAGGATCTATAGGTTGGGGAACTGATACCTGGGGTAATACTCAATGGGGTTTATCAGATGGTGAAGTTACTGTAACTAGTGATGAACTTACTAAGTATACACAGCTATTTAAGAGTATTAGACTCATGCAAGTCGAGGTAATTACTACGACTGCTAACTCAAACTTTGAACTTCTAAAATTAAGGGCGACGGCAAGTTCCCAGGGTGAAGGCTCTCTCTCTTCCGCGTCACGAGTTTAGGTGTAAGATTGACAAAGTGAGTAAGTTATATTATACTGCGGTATGATTAAATCACTACGACACAACCCTGAAGAACTTAAAAGACTTTATATCACAGAAGAAAAATCTCTTACAGAAATAGGATATATTTGTGGAGTAGCATTTCAAACAGTAGGTAAATGGCTCAAAAGGCACAACATAAAAGCTCGTTCTTATGGAACTAGTGGATTAAAACTAAAAGGAAAGAGGGTTCAAAAGAGAATAAAAGATATAAATGCTCCTCACTGGAGAACTGGAACAAAATTAGAACCAAAACATAGAGAAAATGCCATTAAATCCATTAGTAAAAACTGGAAAAGTGGAAAAGAAAACTCAAATTGGAAGGGTGGAACAACCCTAGATCGTGGTTATAGGTTGGTTAGAATAGATGGAAAAAGAATCAGAGAAAATAGATACATAATGGAACAACACCTTGGCAGAAAATTAACAAGAAAAGAACATGTACATCATATAAACGGAGATAAACTTGATAACAAGGTTGAAAATCTTATGGTGATGTCTAATAGCGAACACCAAAAACTTCATTGGAAAGAAACTAGTCCAGAAGAACAAGCAGAAATAATAGAAAACCTACATAAATCTAAAGCTCTTAAAAACAAATAGGTTGCAAACCTGATCTTAGTTGCTATATATATACAATATATGGCAAAACTATTATCAGCAC